AGAGTAAAGTACTTGAGTTGGGGAAACCAGAGACTACGAAGAAATATAAAACTGAAACGCCTGGCGAGAAGCCGACGACAGAACCTCAGAGGTTTTCGCAGAGAATTAGAGAAAACATTCTCCGAAACCAAAGAAGAAAATAGGGAGTAACTAAATGATTAACTGGATTACAAAACGTTTAACTGAACGTACCACATGGGATGGAGCAGTATTGGTTGCAACAGGTGTTGCAATGATTCTAGTTCCTGTAGATCTAATCGCATATGCCGCAATCTTCTACGGTGCATGGACAATGTGGAAGTCAGAGTAAATGTATGAATACAAAGTTAAAATCCTTCGTGTAGTAGACGGTGACACAGTAGATGTGGACATCGATCTAGGTTTTGGTGTATGGTTAAAGAAGGAACGTGTACGTATTATGGGTATTGATACTCCAGAGTCACGTACGAGAGATAAGGTCGAAAAGAAGTTCGGTATGGCTGCAAAGAAATGGGTAAAAGATCATATGCCTGTTGGTAGTCATCAGATTCTGAAGACTGAGATCGATAAGTCTGGTGAAGACAAAAAAGGTAAGTTTGGTCGCATCTTGGGAGACTTCCTCTTAGATGATGGTGAGGAAAGACTCACTGAAAAGATGACCGCCGCAGGGCATTGTGTCCCTTACTTTGGTGGATCTAAAGAAGAAGTTCAGGCGTTACATATGAAGAACAGAGAACGTCTAATGCTGGAAGGTGTTGTAAAGTGAAACGTTTTAAACAATATACTGTAGAAAATTTTGGTTTGTACGAGGGGGTAACAGTTCCCCTCGAATCTCCTATGATAGAAATAGATCCTATCGTATGTGAAGAGAAAGAACCAGAACTCAACTCTCCAAAAAGAAATAGTGGGGATGGCAAAAAGTATGTTGTTTATGTAAAGGATCCGAAGACAGGTAATGTCAGAAAGATAACATTTGGGGATGAAAAGGGTGGATTGACATCTAAGATTGGTGACAGAGATGCAGCACGTGCATTTGCAAGTCGTCATAGTTGTGATACTAAGACCGATAAGATGACGCCTGGATATTGGGCGTGTCGTCTACCGAAATATGCAAAACAGTTAGGATTAAGTGGTGGCGGAGATTACTTTTGGTAGGCCATTTCGTGATGATGGGGGGTCAAGACGGTTTGACCATTTACGGGATGACTATGTTTGGCACAGAGATCATTACGACAGAACAGTACGTGTCATTGATGGGAACGGATGGCAGTTCCAGTTCGACGGATGTTTGCCCTTCCTCATCAGAAAGGGAACAACCTTCAGAATAGAACGTGGTGTGTACCACAGACTTATAAAGGGCGTTGACGAACTTCACATCAATATTATAGAACATAAATAGATATAGTTAATTAACGATCCAAATAACCTTAAGGATAAAACAATGGACTTTAAAGATAAAATAGACAGTCTTTTCGGTACTCTGGTGAACCAGAAACTAGAAGAGAAAAAGAACACAGCAGAAGACGCATCAAACGACAAGTCTGATGACGGCGAAGGTCTGGACAAAGCAGATCCTAAAGCTGCGAAAAAGAAATTCAAAGATCGTAAAGATAAAGATATCGACAACGATGGTGACATAGATTCATCTGATAAGTTCTTGCACAAGAGACGCAAGGCAATCGGTAAAGCTATGGCCAAAGATCAGAAAGACGAATCTGTAAAAAAGTCTGATGCGGTAGACCTCAGTGAAGGTGACATGAAGTCTGCCGCTAAAGAACTGGAATCATATGCCAAGAAGTCTGGTGGAATCGATAAGAAAGATTTCATGAAAGCAGTGGCGATGATGAAAAAGGGTGATGCAAAGGGTCTTGCGAAGTTTACTAACGATCAAGATACAGAACCACGTGATAAGATCATCGATATAGTTGCAAAACAAATCGGTATACCCCAAGCAGAAAAGTTGTTTAGTGTCAGTATTCGTGAAGCAAAAGAGATGACTTCAGCGCAGAAGAAAGCGTTTGATAAACTGTACAAGAAACTAGATGGTGGCCCAGAACACCGTAAGATCAGACAGAAGATTCAGAATCCTGTCAAAGCAGATGATGCATTTCATGCAATGGTTAAGAAGATGGTTATGGGTGAGGATTACTCTCCACAGGCTATCGTAACTGAAGCGGAAGTCGAAGAAGGTAAACGTGGGTTTATCATGGCTGCAAAAGCTGCGAAGGCAAAAGGTGAAAAGACCTTTATGTTTGCAGGTAAAGAATATAACTGTGAAGACATCGATCTTGACGAGGCATCTAAAACTGTTGATGCAATGAAACAAATCGTTGACAAAAAACAGGCGATGAAAATCGACGGTGTTATGGTTGACATGTTCACTGCTTCTGCAGTTACGCAGATTTACGACAAAGTAAATGATGCGAACAAGGCGAAGATGGACAAGATGAAAGCAACTCAACTTGCAAACGTTGCAATGAAGTTGTTGAAGAAAGAAGAACTAGAGGAAGCTGCACAGATGTGTGAGCACTGTGGTAAAGTCCATGAAGGTTCTTGCATGGAAGAGATGAAGAACACTCATGCGCTTATCAACACTGCAGACGGTAACAAAGTTGTTGCAATGGCATCATCTGAAGATGGTGTTAAACAATCTAAAGCATCTGCACAACGTCCACCTATGTCAATCAAAGATAAGAACACTCTGAAGATTGTTAAACTCAAAAAACCTCTAAGTCAAAAGGCATCTGATAAAATAATGGGTCGTCCTTTGAATGAGGAAACACTTGATGAGAAAATGTCATTCTCACCTAAAGAGGTTAAGATGGCAATTGGTGTTGCATCAGATAAAAGATATGCTGGTGGTAACATGACAGGTGCAGTCAAGGCAATCGATAAAATCAAAAAGGGTTTGTCAGACCATCCACAAGTCGCTGCAGTTCTAAAGAGACAGAACGAAGAGAAGGTGGAGTGCCCTGAGTGCGGAGGTAAAGGTTGTGATCATTGTGATAACAAAGGTTACCACACAGAATCTAAAAAGATGGCACTTGCAAAAAAACTTGCAAAGGTATCTGCGACTTCTAAAAAGGGTAAATCAAAAGTAACTCTTAAGAAGGCGCCTTGGGACAAGAAAGAAACAGTCAATACTGAACCAGAATTAGAAGAAGCAAAAAACTATGAGTACAAGGGCGGTAAAGTCCATATCTCTAAGAAAGACTTCCGCAAGGTTCACAAAGACTTTAAGAATGCAACAAAGGGTAAAGAACGTATGATGATTCTTGATCCTAAAACGCAAGCATCTATATCTGTACCAGTTGTGTTTAAAGAAAGTTCTTTTAAAACCAAATTTAAGAATACCCTAAGTAAGAGACTTGCAGAAACAACTAAAACAGAAGAAAAATCTGATGAAGTTGCAAACAGATATAATGAACTTAAAACAATGCCGCCAGTGGAATTGATGAAACTTTATCAAAAGCATGAAAGCGATGCCGACATAGATAAGGTTAAGAAAATGAGCAAAGACGAGATGATCTCGAAAATTGTTGAAAAAGAATTTCAAAACCAAGGAGAAGAATAATGCCACAATGGGGAGACACTGATACTCTGGCGGACGCACCAAAGTTCGAAACGCCAGTATTCACAATCGATGGATCCGATTCTGCAGTAGTAAGTGCAGTAGCGGACACTATCGTTCTACCAAATCACGCACTGGAAACAGGCGTAAGAATAAGATATGATGCATCAAACGTAACACCAATCGTTGGTCTTACAGATGGTGAAATGTATTTTATCATTCGTGAAGACGAAAACACAGTTAAACTTGCAACATCGTTGTCAAATGCGAATGCAGGTACACAGGTAAACATCACTAACGTTGGTGATGGTACTGAAGATACTATTCAAGTTGCACCTGCTGATCTGTTCTTCGTTGACCAAGACGAGGCCGCAGTAGAAAGTAACCGTAATAAAGGTATCCGTACTGCAGGTTGGAATAGTGTAGTAGAATATACTGATCAGAATGGTAACACACGCAGACGCATCGAACCACTGGTTGCAATGCGTAAGACTTCAGCAGATGCTGGAGACGCAGGTTTGACTGGAACAACTGGTGACGAAGACGCAACAGTTGCAGATAGTTAATCTGGAAGTAGTTACCTAAATTATGATATTAACAGAATCAACCTTTTTAATGTATGCAATGAAACACTATGAGAATCCTCACTGTTCAGACATATCTGAATTCGAGGAAGACATGAAACGTTTCCAATATCTCAGGAAACTCTTTGGTCGATATAGACAAGAGAACGAGTTGAAGGAAAGGTTGATTCTGAATCATATGATAATCATATATAATGTGTTTGGGGAACAGGGAACGCCCATGTTATTCATGAAGTTGCCTGAATACCACGAATATTTAAAACCTTTTGTAGAGTACTTAAACTATATGCCAACAATCATACGGTATGATGGCATTGGAATACATCAAGATAGTATCAATGCAGACAGGCATATAATTCAAGTACTTAAGGAAATCTGATGGTAGTCGATTTATTTCTAGTATATTCTTTCATAAGGAAACTTGTCACACCATTTGACAAGTGGCCTGCATATGAACAGGGTATCATAGATGATAAGGGTAAGATCCTTATCAAGAGAAAGAACTTTCTGAAGAAAGCTCAACGTGATGCGTTTGGGATCTTCGATCTCATGATATTGAACCTCAAAAAAATACTTGCAAAAGTCCCTGGCGGACAATCAAAACTTGCATCCTATGCGGCTGCATTGTTTTTAATTAGAGAATGGCAACACTTTAGTGATGATTCGCTGTTGACAGAAGAAGTCAATGATGATATAATAGAGGAGTCACTAAAGAGATTTGAATGTGAATATTTGAATCCTCTACTAAAGAAGGAATAGATTATGGCAATTGGTATGGCATTTATCGCAAGGTATTTTGGTGGTAGTACACCCCATGCGATTAGAGAATATTATGGGGTGGCGCCTGGCATCCCATCTAGTGGAACAATTAGATGGTCGGATTTCGACACGTACTTTCGTAACAGGGGTATTACGCCTGGCTTGACATCAGTGGAATTCGAATTAACTGCAGACGTATAAGGTAAAGTAATGGCAAAGGGAACCATATTCAGAAAACCAGAGACTGCCAAAGAGTGGTCAAACCCTGAAGTACTCATTCAGGGTTATGGTCGTTTGAACCTTGAGACTTTGAAAAAGAAGATCGCCAAGGATCATGCAGACGCAATGCGTTTTTTGAAGATGGAGAACTATGATAATTACGAATATGCCATGAAAAACCTCATGGAGTTTGTTCAAGCAGTCTTAGATGTTGAGACTGAAATGAACGCACCCAGATACAAACGTATGAAAAAGAGACTTAAAGAAGAACCTGCTAACAATGTAGGTGGTGGTAAAGTCGCTGGACTGGGAGTTGGTGCACAAGGAGAGCCTGGCTTTACTAAGGCACAACAACGCAGATGGGTTAAGAAAAATCGTTCTAAAAGAAAAGATTTTGCCCAATTTATAAATAAGTAGACAATTAACTTTTATTAGGAGATAACAATGTCTGTAGAAAGTATTATTCAGTCGGCACTAGCGAATAATCCAATGCAAATGAAAAAAGATTTTGCGGATGAAATTTCTGGACGTGTACAGACTGCACTAGAAGCAAAGTATCAAGAAATGGTTGATGCACAGGAATCAGTTGAAGAGTCCGTAGAGGACATGATCGACGCAGAACTCGACGAAGGCAAAGTCAAAGAAGAAGATGACATGGAGTCTGATGAAGACGAAGATGATGATGAAATGCCTAAGAAGAAGAAAAAGTCTGACGACGATGAAGACGAAGATGAGGACGACGAATAGTCGTTAAATGAATGTTTGCCTCAATTAAAATTGCTGCAGTAATTGTAGTCCTCGCTACCGGCGGGGTGGGTTACCTATACGTAACCAAACTTCAATCAGACTTAGAAACTGCACGTGCAAACGTGGCTAAGATGGAAGTTGCAGTTCAGACTGCAGAGGCAAGCATCAAAACTCTCCAAGAAGATACACAAAGACTTAATGAGTTAAATCAGGGTCTACAGAATAATCTTCAGAGAGCGGAAGAGTACGGAGACGATCTCCGTCTAAAACTCCAGAGACATAATTTAACTGCAAGGGCTTTGAAAGACCCTGCTGATCTTGAAGGATCTATGAATGGTGCGACAGCAAAATTATGGCGTGAGTTGGAACAAGACACTGGTGGTAGTGGGAACGCTCCTCTGCCTAACTGGTTGCAGTCTGGTGACTCCAGAACCGAAAGTAGTGACGGTGACGGAGATACAGAAGACGACAATTCCGACAGTAGCACGTCCAAAACCGATTAACTTATCTGACACACGACTATATGTCGTTAATGAGGGTAACATTGACGAATTCTTAGAGGAGTTCGAAAGTGTTAATGGTAATCGTGCGTTTGTTGCATTCTCAGTTAAAGATTATGAGAACCTTGCCCTTAATATTTCTGAACTGCGACGATATATAAAGCAACAAGGTGAAATTATTTTGTATTATGAGGACGCTGTGAAACCTTCCCCTTGATAAATATCCTTAGTAATTAGGTATACTATTATTTGCGTAACAAATGAAACCCCGATTAGGGGTTTTATCAATTCCATCAAGGGGAATGAACTTGTCAGAAGAATTAAACCAATTAAAAATAGACATTGCTTTAATTAAAAAAGACATCCGTCAAATCGAGCGTTTCTTCAACAAGGTTGATGAGACTGTCGACGCTATGGCTGGGATTGCAAAAGATCTGGCAGTTCAAGAACAGAAGAATGTTAACGCTAATCAAAAAATAAAGTTTCTTGATGCCAAGATTGATGAGAACACCAAGTCTCAGCTTGAAGCACGTCTTGTATTGGCAGACCAATTGGATGATACACGTATAGAATTTCGTGATGCACTCGCCAAGGTCTCCTCTGTGGACGAGGACGGTATCAATGAGGTATTCGAAAAGATCCAGTCGTTAGAAGACCGTGTAGTCGATCTAGAACGTGCCAGATGGTACGGTATGGGAGTCGCAGGCACAATTATCTTTATCCTAGGCATAATTTCTTTGGACTTTCTGCCTTTTAATGGTTGACAAAGCTTTAATCTAGTGTTATAATCTCTCTAACAGTTAAACACACTTGGATACTTTTTATATTATGGTTGACTTTACAGATCTTCAGTACGCCCAGATGTTGTCTGGGCGCTTACAGAACTTTCGCATACGCAACACAAATCCCTACAAGATAAACTTTAGATGTCCTATCTGCGGTGACTCTCAGAAGTCACGCAGTAAGTCACGTGGTTGGTTGTTAGAGAAGGAGAACAAGTTCTTCTACTATTGTCACAACTGTGGCGCCAGTCACAACTTCTCCAACTTCCTCAAGACTGTAGACCACCTCATGTACAATGATTGGGTGGCTGAGAAGTTTATCAAAAAGGATAAAAAAGAACCTTTTTCTTTCAAAGATACTACCGAAAAGAAACTGACTGTTCTAAAGAAAAATCCCCTACGTTCTATAAAAAAAGTCTCTCAGTTGCATCACAATCACGCAATCAAAAGATATATAAGTAAGAGACACATTCCGGCACGTCACCATTATCGTCTGTATTATACCAAGACGTTCAAGAAATGGATTAACGGAATTATACCTAATAAATTCGACAACGTAGAGAAGGACGATCCTCGCCTAATTATCCCATTCATTGATCAAAACGGTAAAGTATTTGGGGTATCGGCACGTGGATTTGATCCTAATGGTCTTCGTTATTTGACTATAATGTTCGAAGATCGTCCAAAGGTTTTCGGTCTCGATACTGTTGACTTTAGTAAAGAGTATCATGTTGTTGAAGGAGCTATTGACAGTTTATTCCTCTCGAATGCGGTTGCGATGGCAGGCGCTGAAGGAAACGTCGACGGTTTCGATAATATTGAGAATGCTGTATTTGTCTTTGACGCAGAACCACGCAACAAAGAGATACACAAACGAATGGAGAAGGTGATCAACAAAGGATACAGAATTTGTATCTGGCCTGAACAGACTTCGACAGTCGGTAAAGACATAAATGAGATGTATCTAAATGGCATGTCAAATGTCGAAGATATAATACGTGACAATACGTTCAAAGGTTTAGAAGCAACCTTTAGATTACAAAAGTGGAGAAGAACATGAAAGTTAGATTAATATCTTGCAGTCAACCTATCAAGGACAGCATCATTGGATTAGACGATGTACAGGACTTGATTGCATACTGTGCCAGAGTATCTAACCCCGATAACCAACTGAACTCTAAGACTTCAGACAAATTACTCAACTACCTTGCAAAACATAAACATTGGTCACCGTTTGAAATGGTGAACGCATGTATCGAAATTGAAACAACTCGTGATATTGCAAGACAACTACTACGACATCGTTCTATGTGTTTTCAAGAATTTTCTCAGAGATATGCTGATCCTGTAAAAGAACTGGAATTCGTAAAACGTGAATGTCGTTTACAAGATCCAAAGAACCGCCAGAACTCTATCGAAATAGAAGGTGACCCCTCCTTGATTGACAATCAGCAGAACCAAGACTTGATTGCTGAGTGGAATCGTAAACAGACTGGTGTAATTGAATTGGTGAAGAAGAACTACCAATGGGCAGTTGAACAGGGTATTGCAAAAGAACAAGCACGTGCTCTACTGCCAGAAGGTTTGACTGTATCAAGACTATATGCAAACGCAACAATCCGTTCGTGGATTCATTACGTTGACTTGCGTTCTGCCAATGGTACACAAAAAGAACATATGGAACTTGCGAAGGCAGTAGGTAAGGCAATTACTGAAATATTCCCTCTCGCAGACAATTACATTAACAACTAGAACATTAGGATCAACTATGACGCAAGTAACCAAGAGAGACGGCTCTAAAGAACTCCTCGACATCGAAAAACTTCACAAGGTAGTTTTTCACGCATGTGATGACATCACTGGTGTAAGTCCAAGTGAAGTAGAAATTAAAAGTCAAATTCAATTTTATGATGGTATAACGACGAAGGAAATCCAAGAGACGTTAATCAAGGCTGCGGCTGATCTGATTGATGAGGACACACCGAACTACCAATACGTTGGTGGACGTTTGATTAACTATGCACTTCGTAAAGAAGTATATGGCCAGTACGAACCATGCACTGTAAAGGAATTGGTTGTCAGGAACATCGAAAGTGGTTTCTATGATGAAGAACTTATAGATAAGTATAATGACGAAGAGTGGGCAAAGATTGACTCATTCATCAAACATGGTCGTGATGAGAACCTAACATATGTTGCCATGGAACAACTACGTGGTAAATACCTATGTCAGAACCGTGTCACAGGAGAGATCTTTGAGACTCCACAGATGTGTTATGCATTAATTGCAGCCACGTTGTTCGCAGACTATCCTAAAGAAGAAAGATTAAAATGGGCGAAAGATTATTATGACGCTATTAGTTTACACGATATTAGCCTTCCTACGCCCGTCATGGCCGGTGTCCGTACGCCTATGCGTCAGTTTTCCTCTTGCGTTCTTATTGAGTCTGGGGATAGCCTTGATAGTATCAACGCAACTAGTTCTTCTATTGTCAAATATGTAAGTCAGAAAGCAGGTATTGGTATCGGTGGTGGTCAGATCCGAGCGATTGGATCTCCCATTCGTAAAGGTGACGCATACCATACAGGCATCATTCCTTTCTACAAACACTTCCAGTCTGCAACTAAGTCCTGTTCACAGGGCGGTGTTCGTGGTGGTGCGGCGACTATCTACTATCCTATCTGGCACTATGAAGTCGAAGATATGTTGGTATTGAAGAACAACAAGGGTACAGAAGAGAACCGTGTGCGTCATATGGATTATGGTGTGCAGTTCAACAAACTCATGTACGAACGTCTCATCTCTGGTGGTGACATTACTTTGTTCTCTCCTAGTGACGTGCCTGGCTTGTATGATGCATTCTTTGCAGATCAAGATGCCTTCAAAGAAATCTATGAACGTGCAGAACGTAATACACGACTTCGTAAGAAAACTATCAAGGCAATTGATTTGTTCAGTTCCTTTATGGAAGAGCGTAAGAACACAGGACGTATCTATCTACAGAACGTAGACAATGCAAATGATCATGGTTCATTCCTACCAGAGGTTGCACCAATCAGACAATCGAATCTTTGTGCCGAAATAGACTTGCCAACCAAACCATTACATGATATAAATGACCCTGATGGTGAGATTAGTCTCTGTACACTGTCTGCAATCAACTGGGGTAATGTTCGTTCACCAAGAGACTTTGAACGTGCCTGTACTCTCGCTGTTCGTGGACTGGATGCGTTGTTGTCTTATCAGAACTATCCTATCCTTGCGGCACAACTCTCTACGGAGAAACGTAGACCTCTTGGAGTGGGCATTATTAACTTCGCATACTTCATGGCGAAAAACGATTTGACTTATCAGGACATCACCCCACAAGGTTTGTCACTGATTGATGAGTACGCTGAAGCATGGTCATACTATCTGATCAAAGCATCTGCAGATCTCGCAGCTGAGAAGGGCGCACCAAGTGGTGTTATGGAAACAAAATATGGACATGGTATCACACCAAACATGACATACAAAACTGATCTTGATGAGTTGGTTAAACATAAAGAACGTATGCCATGGAAGAGTCTGCGTAATCAGTTGAAGAAGACTGGTATCAGAAACTCTACTCTGATGGCGTTGATGCCTAGTGAAACAAGTGCGCAGGTTGCAAATGCGACGAATGGTATCGAACCACCTCGTTCATTGATTTCAGTAAAACAGTCAAAACATGGCGTTTTGAAACAAGTTGTGCCTGAGTACAAAAGATTAAAGAATAAATATGATCTCCTATGGGATCAAAAGTCTCCTGTAGGTTACCTTAAAATTATGGCTGTACTACAGAAATATATTGACCAAGGTATTAGTATCAACACCAGTTATAACCCTATCTTCTCAGAGAATGAAAAAATTTCTATGAGTGAGATGTTGCAACACGTATTAATGTTTTACAAGTACGGTGGAAAACAACTGTACTACTTCAATACGTATGACGGTCAGGGCGAAGTTGATGTCGACAAGATGATGCAAGAGACACCGATAGAACGATCTGAGTTCGAAGGTTCGGACGAAGAATATGACGATTATTGCGAAAGCTGCACGATATAGGGAAAAAGAAATGGGCGTTTTTGACACACAAAACAAAGCAGATCACACAAAAGTAAAAATGTTTTTGGATCCCACAGGGGGCCCAACCATTCAACGTTATGATCAGTTGAAATACAAATCCTTTGATAAACTGACTGATAGTCAACTTGGTTTCTTCTGGCGTCCAGAGGAAGTTGATATCTATAAGGATGCAAAGGACTTCAAAAGTCTTACTGAACATGAACAACATATTTTTACAAGTAACCTAAAGAGACAGATCCTATTGGACTCTGTACAAGGTCGTGCGCCCGTAGAGGCGTTCGCACCTATTGTAAGTTTACCAGAGATTGAGAACTGGATACAGACATGGACATTCTCTGAGACAATCCACAGTCGTTCGTACACACACATCATTCGTAACGTGTACAGCAACCCAAGTAAAGTCTTTGATGAACTTATGGACATCCAAGAGATTGTTGAATGTGCAGATGATATCTCTTACTATTACGACAAATTAATTGAAATGAGTATGTGGTACAACTTGTTAGGTGAAGGTACACATCAGATTAATGGCACACGTAATGTGAAAGTAGATCTCTACGAACTGAAAAAACTTCTTTGGTTGACATTGATGAGTGTGAACATTCTTGAAGGCGTACGTTTTTACGTATCTTTTGCATGTTCATGGGCATTCGCAGAACTCAAGAAGATGGAAGGTAATGCGAAGA